ATGACGGGGGCATCCGTGCCGCCCGCGCCGGTGAAGAAGACCGACAAGCTCTCCGCTCTGGCGTGCCAGAAGGCCGCGCCCCGCGAGAAGCCCTACAAGCTGTCCGATGGCAAGGGCCTCTATCTGGAGGTGCTACCGAGCGGCGTGAAGTCGTGGCGGTGGAAGTATCGGATCGGCCCGAAGGAGAAGCGGCTGGTCTTCGGCACGTTCCCGGACGTGAAGCTGAGCGAGGCGCGCGAACTGCGCGAGGACGCGGCGCGCCAACTGCGGCAGGGGATCGACCCTTCGGTTCACAAGGTGCAGCGAGCGGCCGAGCATGTGGCGCGCGCAGGCAGCACGTTCGAGACGGTCGCGCGCGACTGGTACGCGAGCCAAGCGCCGGCATGGTCGAAACGCTACGCGAAGATCGTGATCGACAGTCTCGAGAAGGACGTCTTCCCGAAGATCGGCAAGCTGCCGATTCGCGACGTGACGACGCCGTTGGTGCTGAAGGTGCTGCGGCCGATCGAACAGCGCGGGGCGGTCGAGACGGCGCATCGCGTGCGTCAGCGGATCTCCGAGGTCTTCGCGCTGGCGGTGGGCAGCGGGATCGCGGACGGCGATCCGGCGGCGATCGCGGGGAAGGCGCTCGGCAAGGTACGCAAGCGGCAGTTCCCGGCGGTGCGCTCGATCGAGGCCGCGCGCGAGGTGCTCGAGGTCACCGAGGCGCAGCCGGGGCACCCGTTGACCAAGCTGGCGTCGCGGCTGCTGGCGCTGACCTCGGTGCGTTCGCAGATTGTGCGTGGCGCGATTCGCTCGGAGTTCGAGGATCTCGACGGCGCGGAGCCGCTCTGGCGCGTGCCGGCGGCGCGGATGAAGCTCATACAGGAACGCAAGGACGATCCTGCGATGGAGTTCCTCGTCCCGCTGTCGCGCCAAGCCGTAGCGGTGCTGAGAGCGGCGATGACGCTTTCCAACGGGCCGCTGATCTTCCGATCGGTCCGCCTCGCACGCAATCCGATCAGCGATGCGACGATCAGCAAGGTGTATCGCGAGGCGGGTCTGTCGGGGAAGCATGTCCCACACGGCTGGCGGTCGACGTTCTCGACGATCATGAACGAACTGGCCGAGGCGAAGAACCGCGTCGGCGATCGCGCGATCATCGACCTGATGCTCGCGCACGTCCAGCAGGGCGTCGAGGCGACTTACAACCGCGCCGCATATATGCCCCGCCGCCGCGAGATCGCGCAGGAGTGGGCGGACATGCTGACCGAGGGCCTCGCGCCGCCCGAATCGCTGCTCGACGGTCCGCGACAGCGGCCCAATCCGGCCTCGCACGGTGAGCGGGGCAGGGGCCACGGCGCGGCAGGCGCGCCAGTTCGCAAAGAGCCTCGGCGCAAGGCTTAGCGGCAAGGAGCGCGGCCGCGATCGGTGCGTGATGCGGAACAGCTACGACGTTGACGACGCACGGGCGAAACCCTGGGCGCCGATTGGCAAGGGGACGGTTGGGGAAGGGCTCGCGCATCGCGAGGCGCTGCTTCAGGCGGCCGAGGAGCATCGGCTTCAGCACTGGCGCGAGAATCCTCGCGCGAAGATCCGCGAGGCGAGGATACGGCGCGACGAGGTCGCGGCCGAGCTGGCGCGCATCGATGCCGGCATAGCGGCGCCGCCCGGCCAGGCCGCAGCGCTGCGCATGGAGAGATCCAAGCTCGAGCAGCTGCTCGATGCCGATCGCGAAGCGCTACGCCGAATCGACGTCACGATCCTCGGGGCGCTGATCAAACGGGTCGAGTTTCGCACCGGCAAGCTGTTCCCAGCGATCGACACGATCGCGGCTGACGCCGGTTGCCACCGCAACAGCGTGGTCGGCGCGCTTCAGCGGCTTCGCAAGCACGGGTTCATCGCCTGGGTGCGCCGGAGCATCGCCACCGGCAACGAAGGCGCGTTCGCGCCGCAACGCGAGCAAACGTCCAACGCGTACTTTTTCGACCACCGCCGCCAGATGGCCCGGCGGACGTGGCAGCGGTTCGTCCAGCTGCTCACGGCCAAGCTGCGCCGGCTGGGCAAGGTGCCCCCAACGGTCGCGCCTGGTGCCCCCACGGTGCCCGCAGCGGACCCTCACGGCCTGTACGAAGCCCTTGCCGCCCTTGGCGTTTCTGTCGCCAACGCGAGCACATGAAATGTACGCTATCCGCCTGCAGGGGATGAAGATGAAAAGGAATGGGATCGCTTAGGGCGATCCCATGCATAATTTGATGCTCCCCCGGCCGAAACGGCCCGCCCCACTCACCCGACCGCCAAGACCCGGCTGTCGGTGCGAGGCGGCTTGCGCCGCCCCGTGCTCGGCGAGGGGGAGGATCACGATCCGTGCCAAACGGGTTCGACCGGTCGCCCAGCCGCGCCGACGATCAGGCGGCGCATAGATCCTGGGCCCAGCGATCGAGGACGGCGCGACGCCGCTCCAACTGCTCGCTTCGGTTATATGCCGCCTCGACCTTCGCCTCTCGGCCGTCGTCGCGCTTTAGCGTGTGGCCGAGCGCTCGATCGATGACGTCGCGTTCCGCCGGCAGCGCCTCGTTCATCACCGTCGAGAACGTGGCGCGCCAGCCGTGCGGTACGTGCCGCCCGGCGTAGCCCGCGCGATCGTACAGGTCGCCGATCGCGCCCTCGGCGAACGGCAGATCGCCACGCGCGCCCGGAAAGATGAGCTCTCCGCCGTTACCGATCGCACGTGCGCCGCGCAGGATCTCCACCGCCGCCGGCGCGAGTGGCACGAGATGGTCGAAAGCCGCGTCGGCCTTCTTCACCCGGGCGAGCTTCATACGCGCCGCCGGCACGCGCCACACTGGGGCCGGGCCGTCGAGATCCTCGATCTCCGCCCAGCGCGCGCCGCGCAGCGCGTCCAGGCGCACTGCCGTCAAGGCGAGGAAGCGCGAGGCGAGCCGCACGATCGGCCGGCCGGCCGCGCGGTCGCAGGCGGCGAGCAGCGCGCGCGCGTCGACGATCGTCAGCAGCGCCGGCTGGCGCCGCCGGCGCGGCGCCGCCGCGAGCGCGGCCGCGACGGGCTTCGCCGGATTGGCCGTGGCTTGGTCGTGCGAGATGGCGAAGGCGAAGATCGCCTCGATGCGCTGGCGCAGTCGGCGCGCCGTCTCGATTCGGCCGCGCGCCTCGACGACTTCCAGGAGCTCGCGCACGCCGGACGCGCTAATCTCGTCGCAAGGGAACGCGCCGATCGGCGCGAACACGTCGCGCTCGAGGCTCGCGAGCACGTCGGCCGCGTGCGTCTCCGTCCATCCGGACTGGCGGCGCGCGTGCCAGGAGCGAGCGACCTGCTCGAACGTCATCAGCGCCGCGGCCGTCGCCGCCGGCGACGGGGGCTTGATGCCGCGCGCGATCTGCTCGCGCGCCACCTCGAGGTGCCCGCGCGCTGCATTGAGCGAGATTTCGGGGAAGCTCCCGATCGTCAGCAACTGTTCGGCGCCGGCGAGCCGATACTTGAGCCGCCACGTCGCGCGGCCGCTGGTGGCGACATGCAGGTGCAGCCCGCGTTCGTCGAACATTTTGTAGGCGCGCGAACGCGGCCGCGCGGCTTTCACCGCGGCGTTGCTGAGCATACAAGCTCCATCATTGAAGGGGAGGAAGCGTCAGATGTCGATCAGTGCGAGCACCGCGGCAGAAACTTACTGCTCACTCGGCGGGTGGTGCCTCGAGCCTGGTACTTGGGCGAATTGGGTATCGGGTATAGCTTCGTCGCTCGCGGTGTTGCTCGCTCTGTCGGGCTATTTTTTCGCGTTCCCAAAGGAGCGGCGCCAAAAAAGAGCCGAGGAGGTGACGACCGCGCGGCAGCTTGGATTTAAGATTTGGAGGCTTGGAGAACGAAACAGTTCGCTTAAGCCGGTCCTTTTTCAGGAGATTCCATTAAATCTAAGAGCGATGGAACAAGACAATCCGTTTCTCTGGATGGACCCGCCCGGCCCGGTCACACGCGACGAGGTGTTGCTTTTGGATCGTACTGAAATCGCTTTACTTATGAAATTTGGTGAGATCAAATATGCAGGAGAAATAACGATATCAGTCGAAAATTATCTTTCGAACCTGCATTATCTCGATCTTTGGAGAGAGATGCGAGACTCTCTTTTCTTGACCCTCAGGCCGGCCGAGAAAAAGATCGACGGCCACTTTCTTCATCCAATGAATCAGACGGAGGAAACCGAGTTCCTTCGGCGCGGGGTGCCCATCAATACTTTGATCGCCGACGCGCAAGAGGCTTGGACGCGTAACGACCAAAGGCTGAAAGAAATTGCTCTGAATTTCAAACCGCTGATGCAGAAGCATCTACGCAAGAAAATGCCGGGCTTCTCTTTTAGCGAAACGGACTGACGCGGCGGACAATCCCTCCGCCGCGTCGTGCGAGAACTGACGGTTTTCTGCGGTGTTCAGCGGTATCGGCGTGGGGGGCGTACCCCAGCCGATACCCCCATCAATCCTCAGTTTCGGACGATGAGCTCGCCGACGCGCAGTCCGCGCCCGGCGCTTGCTGAGCCCACACTATAGGTCGTCTCGATGTCCGAGAGACTAAAGCGGGCGAACGCCGCCCGGGCACCGGGCGTGTCGTTGATGGATAGAATGAACCGGCCGGCGATGCCGGCGAGCTGCTCGGCCAGGCGCTCGAAGTCCGCCCGCTCGAAGCCATCGCCATAGTCTTTTTCGCAATTCCAGTAGGGCGGGTCGAGGTAGAACAGCGTGTCGGCAGCATCGTAGCGCCGGATCACGTCGGCGTAGGGCAAGCACTCGATCGTCACGCCGGCGAGCCGTTCGTGGATCTCCGGGAGATACTCCCGGAGCTTGGTCACGTCGAAGCGACCGGGTGAACGGGTGACGCCGAAATTGCGGCCTGTCACCTTCCCGCCGAAGGCGAGCTTCTGAAGGTACAAAAAGCGCGCCGCGCGTTCGAGGTCGGTGAGCGTATCGGGGTTGACCGCCATCAGCCGCTCGAAGTCGACGCGGCTGGTAAGCTGCCATTTGAGCGTGTCGATGAACGCCTCGTAGTGGCGCTGCAGGATCCGGAACAGCGTGGCGACGTCGCGCGAGAGATCGTTGATCACCTCGACGGGCGCAGGCTGATGTCGCTTGAGGAAGATGCCGCCCATGCCGACAAACGGTTCGACATAGGTCCGGTGTGGCGTCTCGCCGATCAGGCCGACCAGGTGGCGGGCCAGATTACGCTTCCCGCCCAGATATGGCGCGGGTGTTCTCACAGCGATGCTGCTCATTCGTGTCTTCGTCCTTTGGGATGGAAGCACGTCGGCTACGCGCGCAGGTGGGCGCCGATCGAAGCGATCGGCGGGGCCGCGACAGAGTCGCGGATCTCGGTGGCGCAATAGGCGCCGAATTCAGGGAGTGGCTTCGGGGGAACACTGGGCCGGTACCCGGCAGCTTCGCCGCCTGGTACCGGGCGGTTAGCCGCGCAGAGCAAGGCAACTGCGCCCTACGTATTCCCCCGAAGGGTCTTCTATTTCGCAGGCCACCCGGAGAACCGGTGACCTTGCTGACCGCGCGCGCGCGGGTTCGACCTTTCGGCTACGTCCGATCGAACGGCCCGGCTATGCCAGCGTGCGCGAGGTGCGTCGAGAGTGATCTTCAGTCCGTCGCAGGTGCCGGCGTGGACGGCGGCGTCTGCCGCCAGAGCCGCACGACGATCGGCACCGCAGCGGCGATCACCCCCACCACCGGCGGTGCAAACGGCACCAGAGCGGCCGGCAGCACGGCCACCACCTGACCGACGATCGTCGGATCGGCGACGACGCCGGCGACGATGACGCCGCCGGCGATCGCCAGTTGGGCCGAGGCGAGCTTGTACCAGCGCTTCGCGTCATCGATGAGCAGGCGCTTGAGGTTCAGTTTCAGCATAGGTCGCTCCTTCAGAGGTCGGTCAGGCACATCGCGCGCTCGCGCGCGCGACGCTTCGCAAGGCCAGCGACGACGACCAGCTGGCCGCGCACGCGCGCCTTGTTGAAGAGGAGGATGGCGTCACAGCCGCCGCGCCAGTCGCGCGCGTTGAACTTCCGCGCGATCGTCGATTTGCAGAAGGCGGCGACGCCGATGTTGAAGGCGGTCCGCGTCGCGGCCGCGAGTTGGTAGCGCCGATCGGCAAGCGTCGGCGTGCAGGCGAGCACGCCGCGCAGGTGCGTCTCGGCGTCGCCGGCGAGCTTCGCCTCGCAGTACGCATCCGACCGGGTGACGCCGACGCGGACCTCCGGGCCAGTATGGCCGAAGCACTCGGTCGGGATCCTGGCAATATCGAGGTAGCCGGTGTTTACCTTGCCCTCGTCAACCTTCAGCGCCGGTACTGCCAACGCCAGGGCCGCGAGCGAGACGGCACTAAGGGCGCCGGCGATCGCGCGCGCGATCCCCGGCGTGGAATTCATCGCCATCGTAATTCTCCTTGGGGATTGCCGCCTAGTCGGCGGTGACTTCGGGCGCGGTGGCGCGGATCGCGCGCTGCACGTTTGCCGAGCCGTGGATCAGCAGCGCCGTCTCGAGGCGCATGATCTGCTCGCGGTTGGCGAGGTTATCGGCCTTCAGCTGCGCAATCTGCGGCTCCCAAAAATACCGCCACAGGAAACCAGCGACGGCGAGCCACATCAGGGTTGCCGCCGACCAGCCTGCGCCGAAGGCGAGCGCGAGCAGGCCGCCGGAGGAGCCGGTGTAATCGAGATCGCGCATCAGTATGGAACCACGGCCTGGATATGCGCGCCGGCATAGGCTGCACCGCCCCTGATGCCCTCGGGATGATAGTCGTCGCTCTGAAACCACACGCGCCCGGACGTGTTGCCGGTGTAGCCGTACTCGGCGTAGGTTTCGCCGAACGCCTCCTGCATGTTGATGTGCGCCCACTTCTGCGCGCCGGCGACCGCCCGTACCGCCTCCGCATAGGCCGGCATCGGCGGCACCGAGTATTTTCCGTTGATGGGCGGCGTACCGAGCAGAATATCGGCATGGGGCACTGCCGTTTTCGCCAGCAGGCCGATCGCCTGCATGTTCGCGCCCATCGTTGCCGCTGGCCGCGCTCCGCTCTGGTCGTTCGTGCCAAGCTCGATGTCGAACAGGGTCGCACCGATCGAGGGCGGATCGATCAGCGATGCCCATGCCGCCGCGAGCTGGGCCTGATCGACGGCCAGCCAGTGCGACGTCTGCGAACCAGAGCCGCCGAGCTTGTGGATATACGCGCCGGACAAAGCCGTCCGCATATCGCATCCGGGAATGGTGGCGGTGCCGGTGTTGAACTTGACCGTAAAGTACCACGTGCCGGCCGGCGGGGTGATGACGACCGTCTGGTGGGTGCCCGGCGTGCCGCTCAGCGGCAGGTTGGTGACCGTGCCGCCGAAGTCATAATCGACCGAGGTGTTCGCAGCGGCGATATAGTGCAGCGTCAGCTTCGCGATATCAACGGTGCCGACATAGCGGGCGCGAATCGCGTCGCCCGCTGCCTGTAGGACGATCGCCGCAAGGTCGGGACTGCCGTTCTGCGCGTTGTAGACCGTGCCGGGCGCGCCCAGCGAACTCATGTTCACCAGATCAGGGCGCGCGCTCCCGTTGAATGAGGTCGGTTGCCCGACCTGATAACCAAAGCCACACCAGCCCGGCCCCGCGTTGCCGTAATCGTCCTGCATGGACATGGCATATTTCTGCATCCAGCGCGGCGCCGACGCCATGTAGCTGTCCCCGACGTGCAGAGACCCCCAGGTCGCGGCATCTGTCGAGAGGCCCCGCTTGAGGAAGTTCAGCTTGGCCAGGACCATCTTCGTCGCGCGTAGCCGCTCGGGCATGTACAGCAGGCCCTTGGGCTGACCTGCCGCGTACAGTGCCTCATTCACCTGTGGCGCGTTGCTCGGCGGCGAGGCCGGGAGAGCGCTCGGATCGATCGTGTAGCCAAAGGCCACATAGCTGGTCGGCGCCGATCCCGCCTCGAACTGGAAGGTCGCAAGCGCCGCCGTCGAAACGGTAAGACGAGCGAAGGCGGCGCCTGCGGGCGCGGTGACAACGGCGCCGTCTGCGGTCGATTGCCCTGAGATAAACACCTTGCCCGCAGTGTACCATGCCATCTGGTTGGCGAAGCTGCGCGCGTAGGTGGTGCCAGCGACAACCGGGATGAAACCGGTCGCGACATAGTTCGCGTTCGCGGTCAGCGCTCCACTGCCAGAACTGACGTAATTGCCGGGCGCTACGTCCGCATCGCCGGGGTTGAACAGGTTGCGGCTGGCGTTGGCAAAAGTGACCTTGGAGATCGGGACCGACTTTTCCTGAAGAGCTTGTCCGCTCAGCACGGACAATGCCGTGTTCGAAAGCAACGCGGCAAGCGCCGCCGGCAGGGCGGCCAACGCTATCACCGGCGCATAAGCCGCATAGGCCGTCGCTACCGCGCCAGCTTCGAACTGGAAGGTCGCGAGCGACGCGGCCGCTACGCTCAGCCGGGCATACGCCGCGCCCGCAGGTGCCGTAACGATAGCCCCGTCCGCCGAGCCTTGCCCGGAGATGTACTGTTTGGCGGCGTTGAACCAAGCCATCTGGTTCGAATAGCTGCGCGCATAGGTGTTGCCGGCATTGACGGGAATGAACCCGGTGGCGGTGTAGTTGCTGTTGGCCGTGAGCGCGCCATTGGCCGAACTGACGAAATTGCCAGCCGCTACGCCCGGGTCGGCTGGATTGAAAAGGTTCTTGCCGGCCTGGACGAAGCTCATCTTGGACAGGCCGAGCGAACCATCCGGCAATGCCGCTGCCGGCAACGATCCGGGAACACCCTGGATCAGTCCCGCAAGGGCGGCCGGCAAGCTGCCGGTGCCAACCACCAGATTGTAGGGCGCAAAGGCAGTCGGCGCAGATCCGGCTTCGAACTGGAAAGTCGCGGCGGAGGCAGTCGCGACGCTGAGCCGGGCGAAAGCCGCGTTGGCGGGGGACACAAGAACGGACCCGCCCGCAAAATCGACGCCTGAGATGAACGTCTGCGAGGCATCGTACCATGCCATCTGATGCGCGAAGCTGCGGGCATAGGTCGCGCCGCCCACAACGGGGATGAACCCCGTGGCGGTGTAGTTCGCGTTCGCGGTCAGCGCCCCCGAGACGCTGCTGACATAGAAACCTGCCGTGAAGATCGCAGGATCGGCGAGGTTGCGGTCGGGTGCTGTGAACGACAGCTTCTTCTTGGAAAGCGTGCCGTCGCGCACCATCGCGTCGATGATCTGCGGCAGAAGCGAGGCCGGCACGAACCGACCGTAGGGGATGAAGGCGGTCGCCGCGCCGCCCAGTTCGAGTTGGAAGCTCGCCTTGGTGGCGGTCGCGATGGTCATGCGGACGAACGCAGTCCTGGCCGGCGTCGTGAAGGTCGCGTTCGAAGTGCCCCCGGCGATCACGGTCTTCGCCGCGTCGAAATAGCACATCTGATTCGCGAAGCTGCGCGTGTACGTGGTGTTCGCCAGCACCGGCACATAGTCCGTGACCGAATAGGTCGCGTTGGCGGTGAGCTGGCCGGCCGCATTGATGTAAAAGCCATCCACGACGCCTGGCGCAAAGGCGTCCGCTTTGTTTTTGCCGAGCGGCGCCACGGCATCGAGCACGGCCTGCGCGCGACCGTCCGCATAGGCGGAGATCTCCGCCGAGGTCGGCAGGCCCGTCCACGTCACGAGATCTGTGCCGAGGACGAAATCCCGCCCCGACACGCCGGTGCCGTCGTCGCCAAGCACCTTGCGGCGCATACCCGCCTTGCGGCGGGCCACGGGGATGCCAGTCGCCGGATCGGTGCTCGACAGAGCCGCGAGCGTCGCGATCGGAGCGTAGCCGCCGGCGACGTTCGTGTCGTCGACGAACGCGGCAGCGCGCGGCGCTGCAAGCGAGCCGATTTGCTCAGCTGCTGCGGTGGCGGCGTCGGTCGCCTGCTGCGCCTTGGTTTCAGCATGCGCGGCGGCCTCGACTGCGGCAGCGGCCGAACCGTCCGCCCGATCGAGCAGCGGCTGGATTAGCGCGGCGCCGGCGAGCGTTACCGTGAGATCGGCGCCGACGAGAGTCGCGACCGCGTCGGCACCGGGCAGCGGGTCGTTGACTAGTGGGGCCAGCGACGCCGACTTCGTCACCGTCGCGGACACAGTCACCGGGCCGTAGAACCAGCGATCGGTGGTTCGCCCGGCTGGGGTGACGAACATATCCCAATAGACGGTGAGATCGTCGCCGAGCTCGGCCGCCGGTGGAAGCTGGCCCGCACCGGTGCCGGTCGTCATGGCCGGGATCTGCAGGCGAATCCAACTCACCGGCAGCGTGCCGCTGGTGTCAGTCGCCACTAGGCGCACGCCGGCGATCGTCGCGTCGGTCACCTTCGGAAGATCGACGATCGGGTCGCCCGGCGCATCGCGCGTCAGGCGGATCTGCGCATGCAGGTCCGCGCCGGTGAGATCGATCCCGATGACCTCGATCGTGAAGATGCGCGGCGCACCACGATCGATGCCGAACGGCACCGATTGAGCATTGATCATGATCGGTTGTCCTTTGGGAGAGATCAGGCGATCGGCACGACGGCGCCATCGACCACGCGGTGCTTGGCGTCGAAACCGATCGGTGGGCGCTTTTCGAGCTCGACGAACGGGCGGGGATCAGCCTCCAGCGAGGCACGATCGCCGGAAGTGCATTGTTCGATCGCGCCGGTCGCGGGGTCGTAATAGGCGACGTGCATCGTCACTCTCCGTAAAATCTGAGGATCGTGACGAAGCGGTTCCCGGCGGAGACGGACTCGTCTGTCGCGGACTGAAGCGAGATCACATACGTGCCGCCCGGCCTGTCGATTTCGCCGCTGAGCGCGACCGAGTCGGCAGTCTTCTGGCCACCGCCACTGGATACAATCTCACCATCGATCATCAGGCGAGCATTCCAGGTCTTGTCGCCGTCCGGGAAACTCTGCTGCAGCGTCGCGATCGCGGTGATCGAGCCGGGTCCGGAAAGGACGGCCGATTGCGACCACAAGGTCTTCCACGTGGTGCCACCGCCGCCCGCGATCGGCGTCGAGGCGGTGCCGCTGATCGGCAGGCTGACCGAGTTCGGCGCGCCGGGCTTGATCGGCGCCTCGAAGCTGCCGGCGGTGACCGGGCCCAGGATCAGGCGATCGCCCGTAACCCCGCGCATACGATAGCGCACGCCGACCTGATATTGCGTGCCGGGCGTGACACCGGAGAACTCCTTGTGCGTCGTCGTCGGGGAATCGATCGAAGCGCCCCGCCACCCGTCGCCTGCAGATTGCGCGGGATCATACGGTCGGAAGTCGAAGACGACGGCGTCGGCGCTGGGGATGCCGACCGCTCCGGTCAGCGACAGTATGGGAAGTTGCGCGCCATTGTCGGCGATCGTGGCGCCGACCAACGTCCACTCCTCTGCGCCTGGCGCGGGAACGCTTTCGTCATATACGAGCGACGCGATCGGCGGCGCGACGCCGGTCTGCCCGAGCGCATAGGCGTGCTTGCCGTCGGTTTCGCCGGCGACGGTATAGGTGACAACGCCCGACTGCGCCTCGATCGCGCGGCCGGTGATCAGCACCTTGATCGAGAGATCGTCTTCAGGCTCGAAGGTGACGCAATCGCCGACCTTGTAGTTCAGCCACCAGGGCTTGAGCGGGATCGTGCCCGGGCCAGCCTCCCGCGCATCGTAGATGTCGTAGATCGCCAACTGCGACACCTGGTGGACGTCCTGCACCAGTTGGTAGGTGGCGTCCTGCGTGCGCTCATCGCCATCGAGCGCCACGAAGTCGGCGACCTGGACAATGTCCGCCGGCACGATCTCCCAATCGTGCGCCTCTGAGCGATAGCTCGGGATGATGCCGTTGATACGGGCGCGCCGGCGCTGCGTGCCGGCGAAACTGCACTTGCCGACGATATCGTCGCGCGTGATCGTGGCGAGGCTCACGCGCGGCGCGCGGTTGATCGCGGTGATCACGCCGCCGATCAGCGCCGGCTGCGCGCCGCCCGCCTGAAGCATCAGCTTGAGGCTGTTCCAAAGCGTATCCGGCCGCGTGACGATCTGGCCGCCGATCGTCCAGCCGCGTGCGTCGTCGAGGTTCGCGCCCTCGACGAAGCTGGCGACGTCGACGCCGGTGATCTTGGCGCGATCGACGAACTTCGAACCGCCGATGCCGGCGACGCGCTTGCCGTTCTGGTAGCGGCCGAGCGTCCAAGTCAGCGCGTGAAGGTGCGGGTTCTCCGACCAGACATAGGTGTCTTCCAGGAACGCGCGGCACGGCCCGGAACCGCCGGGGTAGGTGCTGTCGAGCCGCGGATCGTAGACCTTGGCCCAATGCCCGATCCAGCCCGGTGCAGGCTCGGCGGTGAGGCCGTCCTTGTCCTTCGCGTCATAGGCGAGGGTGGTCATCACCGCCGACATGCCGGACAGCTTGTGCGCCGAGGTCCAGCCGGTCGGCTGGTCGATCGGCGGAACCAACGCGCTCGGCTCCGGGCATGCGCCCAACTGCGTGCGCTGGTAGATCTGGTTGCGGTACGTGCCGATCGCGTTGCCGCCGGCGTCAAACCCGACCGTCGTCTTGTTGTAGAACGACGTGTCGATCGACGCGGCGGTGCAGATACCCAGCACCGTCACGAAAGTCTGGAACTTGTTGCTGGGGCCGTGCCCGCGCCGGTAGACGATGTTCCCCGACACAAGCGTCCGTCCCATCGCGTACGGCAACCCAGCGTAAGGGTCGGCTTTCCACTTGGTTTGCGAACCGCCTTGCGACGGTTTGGGGAATAGTCCCTCGACCAGACTGAGCCCTTGGCCCAGCGTGTACAGCGCCGCGCTGGCGATGAGGCCGGTGAACGCCGTCGCCGCAAAGCCGCTTAGCCCGATCGCGCCGGCGACGCCGCCGATCGCGCCAAGCGTCGCGCCAAGGGAGAAGCCTGCGGCCAGGCCAACGCCGGTCGCTGCGAGCGCGACGGCGCCGACGACGATCGCGGCGATCTTCAGTACCTTCATCGTGGATCGGCCCGCCACGCGGCCGTCATCTGCAGAGGCTGCATAACGACCACGCCGCCGGCGACGTCGTCGTGCCAACCTGCGACCCGACCGTTGCCCATGCAGATCACCAGCGCGCCGAGCTCGTGCTCGGCCGGCATCAGGATGATATCGCCGACGATCGCCGCCGCCGGCGTGATCCGCTCGAGGCCGAGCGCGTCGAGCGCGTCCGAGATCGAGGCATGCCCGGCCTCGCGCAGCCGCTTCGTGGCGGTGACGACCGAACGATAGCTGCCCGAGGGTGGCAGCTTCACCTTGTAGCCCAGCCGGCGCAGATGCATCGCCGTCATGCGGACGCAATCAGCCGTGCCGAGCTTCAGCGGCCGCGTCGACCAGGCGTCGAGCGTCGCCTGCGCCGCGTCACGGCGCCGGATAAGGGCGTGGTCGGTCATGTGCGGTTCCCGGTGATCGCGCCGAGCGACGGGTTATTGGTGCGCGTCTCGATCGCGCTGGTGTCGAGCTTCTGGCCCCACGGCACATAGGTCTCGACCGCGGTGACGAAGGCGAGGCCGAGCTCGCCGGGCCAGACATGCTGGTGGAAGGCGTCGGAGAGGCGCAGGCCCTCTTCGGTCGCGAACAGCCGTTCGGCGATCGAAGTGACGGTGAACTCGAGCCGCCGATCGTTGCTGTCCCAATTGACGGTCGGCACATCGAGCTCGCCGACGAACAGGACATATGGGGTCGGCACGACGAGGCCGGTCCACATGTCTATGCAGCCCATGCTGATCGTTACCGGCGAGCCTTGCACCGCCGGATCTACGAGCTTCGCCAGCGAGGCTGTTGCCGAGGGGATCAGCCCGAGCGAAACCGAGGGCGCGGTGCCGCCAAGCGCGTCGGCGAGGCCCTTGATCGTGTCGAGCACGCCATAGACCGGATCGCGGCCGACGAACTTGCGCGCGGTGGTAGGCGAATTCGGGATCATCAGTTCGCCGGCGCCATCGAGCAGCAGCAGGTCGTAATTGTTGGGCAGGTTGATCTCGACCGCGCCGAACAGCAGCGGTCGCTCGCCGCGGAGCGCCGCGGCGAGTTGGGGCGACAGTTCTGACATGCGCTATTCGTTTTCGGTGATCGTGATGGTGCCGAAGGTCGACCAAGGCGCGGTGTCGCGATCTTGGCCGATCTTGTTGGATCCACCCATCGACAGAGAACCTTCGATCATCGGCTTGCCAAATTCGCAGGCATCGCCATCGACGGGGATCGCGCGGAGCATTGGGAATATCGGGAGCAACAGTCCTCCGTCCGCCCCAGCCGTTCCCTGATCGGCGGCGAAGTAGATGAAGCGATGGCCGAGGTGGACCAGGCTGAACGCCTGCCCGAACTTGACCGTATAGCGCGGCGTGAACCCCCGCATGTTGAGGAGCATGCCGCTCTGGCCGGTGCCGTTGACGACCGGCGAGCCCGGCGCGCCGATGACGAAACCGTCCTGTCCGAAGGGCAACAGCGCACCGAAAAGCTTGGCGAGCTTGAGCTTAGCTGCCCAGATCCGGCCGTGAGGCTCGGTCAGCATCGGGGGCATGACGAAATCGAGCGAGTGACGTGTGCCGAGCCGCATCAGCGTCTGCACTGCGCCGCCATTCTGCGGGGTGAGCGGGCCACCCCAATCGAGCATGGCCGGCGTGTCGGTTTTCAGCGCGGGCTCGGAAGGAAGTAGGATCGGACCAGTGATTGGATAGCTCATGTCGGGATCCGCTGAAGCGCAGCTTCGGCGCTTTCCTGCTGTGCCATCTGGCTACCGGAGACGATCGCGGCCTGCGCGAGCGGCGCTGCGGCGCGTTGGACGTGCACGTCGAACAACTCCGACTTGTCGACCGCGACATAGATGAACTGGGGCGGGATCGCCGCGCGCTGAGCCTCGCCGATCGCGCGCATGTCCGGCACGGAGGGCTGCACGAGCGCGGCTGGATTGATCCGCCCGCCCGCCGCTAACCCGCGAATCCGCTTCCGCAGTGTGCCGCGGTTCATGGCGTCAATGACCGGCCAATACTCGCGCGTGGCGCGTTCGTTGACGATCGACTCGCCGTTCGACACCATCAGCGGGTCGCGGCCGTCAATCAGCGCGAAGATGCTGTCCGACGTGCCGGTGCCTTCGCCGCTGATCTTGCCACCGGTCGCCTTGCCGGGGATCTTGCCGCCGGTGGAGAGACCGAGCGGCGCCCCGATGATGCTGAGGATCAGCTTTTCGGTGCCGATCTTGATCAGGTCGCTCAAGACAGTGCCAAGCACGCCATGAAGGTGCAATGCCGCGACGGCTGCGCTCTGGAAATCATCCGCCACGCCCTTGATCGCGTCGGTCTTCAACCCATCGAACGCGGTGCCGAGATCTCCAACGTCGCTCGACAGCTGGCGGCGATATTGCTCCATCGGGCCGGCGTTCTGAACCGCAACTGCCGTCTGTTTGACCGCGTAGCGATCGTCGAGCGTGTCATAATCGAGCTTCGCCTGGGCGCGTTCGCCCTGCGACGCGCCGCTGTTCGCTGCCAGGATCCGCTCGAGGCGGATTTTCTCCTCCTGCTTCTGCAGGTCGAGCAATTCGAGTTCTTTGGCCGCGCGATCCTTCGCGGTGGTCGCCAGCTGCTCCTCGACACCAACGGAATCGCGTTTGATGTCGATTTGGTGGGCTGCGAGCGCGGCCGCGTCGTCGTCCTTCTGGCGCTGCTCCTTGAGATTGATGACCGCAGTCTGCGCGATCGCAGCCCGATCGTTCAGATCTTGAAGCGCCTTCACGCGCGCCGCCGCTGTCTTGGGATCGCCGAACCGGCCCTGTTTCGCCTGTTCGGCCAGTTCGTCGTTGCGGTTCTTGCGGTCAGCCTCGACGCGGTCACGCTCGATCTGCGCGCGCTCGGCCGCCGAGTTGGTCAGATCGGCGTGTGCCGCTGCCAGCGCATCGTTGGCCTGGCGCTCGGCGGTCATGTAGGCGCGGGTATCGGCCGCCTCGTCTTTGACCGCTGCGGCCTGCCGGCGCGCCTCCGCCTTCGCCTGAGCATCCGCACGCCTGCCCGCGGCCGCGCCGGCCTTCGCGTTGCCGGCGTCGATCTTGCTCTGCCCGGCAGCGCGCAGCTGCTCGGCGTCCTCACTCGACTTGGAGCGCGCTGTCTCGTCGGACAGGCCGGCCTTGCGGTAAGCCTGGTATTGGGTGAGCTCGTAGACCTGTGCCTTGAGCTTGTTGATGTCGGACTTGTTGCCGCCGGCCTGCGCGATCCGCAGATCGTTGCGCATCTCCAGCAGCTTCTGCGGAATATCGACGCCGCCGGTCGCATCACTGCCGGCGTAGACCGGTAGCGAGAGGCCCTTCAGCCGGTTATATTCGGTCCGAGCGCTCGCCTGGTCTTGCTGCGCCTTCGCGATCGCCGCCCGATCGGCTGCGTCGGCCGCCGAATCGCTCGAGCCCCGCGCCACCACTACGCCGTTGACCACTTGGGCGTACTGCCGCCCCGCGATGCGGCTCGACGCTTCGCGGATCGTCTTCTGCGCGTTGTTCTGGACGTCAGCCTGGGATTGCAGCGCGTCCTGCTTGCGCTGACGCGCGAGCTCGCGGAGGTTTGCCGCGGCTTGGCCCACAGCGCCGGCGAAACGCGCCATTCCGCCCGCTGCCGTCGATGCCGCGCTGCCACTCTGCGCGATGGCCGTTGCAGCGGCCCTCCCGTAGATCGAGGTGCGCTCGAGCGCCGCGGCAGCTTCCTTGTGTCGCTCAGTAAATGCTCGGGTCTGCTCCTGCGCGCGTCCCGCTTCGCCGCTGTAGTGGATGATCGCGCCGACCAGGGCGGCGATCGCGATCAGGGGCACCGCTCCGGTGACCAGATTGAGCGCGCCGGCGAACAGCGAGGAGGCCAGCGCGGCTGCACGTGCGCCGATCGTGGCGGCCGCCGTCGCCGCCGCTGCAGCTTCCGCCGCAACGGCCGCGCGAGCCTGCGCGATCGCGAGTTCCTGCTCGGCCGCTGCCAGTTCGACGGTCACGACCGTTTGGCGAGCGCGCATATCGGCTACACGCTGCGCGGCGAATGCGGCCCGGTTCTCAGCCTCCACCTGGGCTTTGATCGCGGCCGTGCGGCCGACGGTGTTGTTGATGTTCGAATTCGCGGCAAAAGCCGCCTCCGCCCGTTTCGCTGCGGCAAGGGCGTTCGTTTCCACGATCGATTCTTGAAGTGCTGCCCGTTCTGCGGCCCGCGCCGCGATCGTCCTCTCGATAGCGGTCACCTCGGCAGCAGCTTCAGCCTGCGCTGCAACGGCAAGGCGCGCGCGGATGCCGATCTGGTCGACGTAGGCGGCATTCCCCTGCAAAATCGCCGCGATCGTACCTCGCTGCGCGCCGAGTGCGAGATCAGCACCGGCGAGCACCGCCGAGCCGGCCTTGACGGCGCCATAGGCCACAGCGATCGACGTGAGAGCGGGGAGCACCGTGTCCAAGTTGTCAGCGAGTAGCTTGATACCGCCGCCGAACCGAGCGGTCGCCGACAGGCTCTCGTCCGTCTGTCCGATGTAGCGCCCAAGCGCATTGTCGAGCACCTGAAGCGAAGCGCTGATCGTCAGATTGGCGCTGCCGGCGCGTTTCTCGAGCACTTCCTGCGCCTTGACGATCTCGGCGAAGAAATCGGCGCTGGTCAGCTTGCCGGCGAGCATCTCCTTGCGGATATTGGCGACCGAACCGGCATATTTATCCGACGTCGCTGCCACCGCCTGAAGCAACGGGTACAGCCCGGTCGTAACCGAGTTGTATTCCTGGGCGTGAACGACGCCGGAGTCGAGCGCCTGGCCCAACTGGATGATCGTGTCCTTGGCGGACTCGGCCGAGCCGCCCTGTACCTTCACCGCTGCCGCGACGGCGTTGCTGAACTTGAGGACGTCGCCATCCGTAGCGCCGATGCCGTGGGCGGCCTGCGCAGCGCGCCCGTATAGGTCGCCGATCGCTTCGACGTTCACGCCGTACTTCTGCGCCGTCGCGAAAAGCGCCTCTTGCGTAGCGGTGAGTCGCGCGCCTTCGAGGTTGGCGACCCTCAGCGAGTTGGTGAAGCGGGTGTAGCCGTCCGCATATTCCTTGACCTTATCGACCGCGAACACCGCCGCCAGCGCGCCACCGGCGCGCGTGAAGGCAGTCGCGATCGCGTTTGACGATGCCTCGACCTGATGCTGGATCCGCACGGTCGTCGCGCCGATCGACGTGATCCGCGCGTTGGTGCGGTCGATCGCGGGCACGATGCGCTCGATGCCGCGCCCGAGATTGTTGAAGCCCCGGTCGGTCGCGTCGAGTGAGCGCTGCGCGCCCTGCTGGAATCGCCCGACCTCCGCTACCGCGCGATCAAGATTGCGGCGCAGAAGCTCGGTGGTCGCGTCCACCTGGAGCAGCAGCTGCCGGATGTCAGGGCTATCGGCCATGACCTCTCCTTGCGCGCATGGCGACGGTCGCCGCGCCGAGCGGCGAGACGATCAGGTCGCGATTATAGGGGGCGGCGGCGAGTTGCCGCCGGCGTCAGCTGACGGAGCGGAGATCCGTCTCGTAAATGCGGATGCGCTGGCCGTTCTTGCAATCCACGTCGAAGCCAATGTCGGTCGGCGTGCTGCGGTCCATCGCCAGGCTTTCGACACTATCGCATTTCGGCTCGCGCGCCGCCCTGATCGCGGCCGGACGCTGCTCGGCCGAGATCTGCGATATGCGCGGCGCGCCGAAATCCTCATACCAGCTTGGCCACTGATCTCGCGTCATCTTATACGCGATGTCGGCCGGCACCAGCTGCTCGGCTTCCTCCTTAGACCGGAGGCCACCGGCGCATCCGCTGAGCGCCAAGACTAGGCAAAGAATTGCTGCGGAGCGCATGAGGCGACGACTATCGCGCCTCACGTCTCCGGGCAATTCATTTGCTTCCAGGCTTCGAACGCCGCGAAGAACTCGTGCGACGTGCTCGACCAGAACTTGGCGGCGTCCCATCCGAGGGCGGCGCCGGCGACCCCGGCGAGTTTTCGCCGATACCGGGCGGGGTCATCATCTCCGGGATCGGCTTCAATTTTCCCGAGGCTTCGACACCTCCGGAGGCGGCGTTCAGCAGCACGATCGCGAGGCGCGGCAGCACCAGCATCACGCCCATCGCGTAGATGAGCTTGCCGATCTTGTCGCGTTGAACGCCGACGACGCTGCTGGTCTTCGTTTCCTTGCCCCAGGCACGGATGAGCTCGGTCGTGACCGTAGCGGCCGCGTCGAGCTTCAGAGCGCCACTGTCGGCCGCAAGCGCGAGGTCAGTGAGCGACAAGCCGGTCTGCGCCTCGCACGCCACCACAGCCTCGTAGGACGGGCGCAGAACGAAGGTGGTGCCGGCGAGGTCGAGCTCGACCTCGCCGCGCACCGCGTTCGCGAAATCGCTCACTTCAGGGTGTCGACCGTCGGCGCGCCGGCGAAGTTGAAGGTGGTATCGAGACTGACGACGCCATCCTTCGGGTAATCGTCGTTGAAGTCGCCGCACCACACCGTGCAGGCGAATACGGTATCGTCCTCGGTGCCATCGAGACCACCCTTGCGAACCTCGATGCCAAAGTTCTGCGGCGGCGCGCTCTTGCCGACGGTTTCGAAGGCCGTGTAGCCCGCATCCGGCAGTTCAGGGTTGAGCTTGAGGGTCGCCGAGCCGGTTCGATTGCCGCCAGCCGAGGTGTCCCATCCGCCAGACGTCTTCGACGAGGTGTCGATCGACTTGGCGCCGCGCTTGATCGAGAGATCACCTTGCCCGAGGACGGGAACGGCCGCCGCGGCGCCAATCTTAACCCAAAGCAGATGATCGTTGCCGAGCCTGATGCCCATTAGAGCCTCCATGAAGATGGCCGGGCAATCAGCCGGGCCGAGGGATGAAAGAAGACCGGCCGATCAGGCCGGTGTGACGAAACCATCAAAGGTGCTGGTGCCGAAATACTGCGCCGGGCCGACTTGCCGCGCCTCACTGCCGGCGGAGATCATGGTGACCTCGTAGCCGTCGACGAGCAGCTTGCGGCCGTCGATCGCGACGCGGACCTCTTCCTGAAGATCGAGGATCGGCTGGCGCTGTTCCTGCCAGACCTCGGTCGTCACGGTCAGGCTGAGCCGCAGGGATCGCGAGCCCTTCCCGCCGATCGGGTCGCCGGAGAGCTCGGCGAGGATGACGATCGGCGCGGTCGTGCCATCGGGCACATCCTGAAACACCGGCGCCAGCGTCACGCCGGCGGAGAGCGCGTCGAAGATGCCGAGCTCGGCCGCCGCGATCGGGCTACTCATTGCCAGTATCCGCTATGCGCCGGAGCGCGCGGTCCCAAATGCCATTGAGGCGCCGAGCGAGGAAGCTGCGCAGGTTCGTCTCGGGGGTGTAGACGAAATGGTGCGGCTGACGGGCCTTCACGCGCAGCTGGTAGGTCGAGGCGATATCCTCAAAGCGCTTGCGGCGATGGCGAAGCCCGGAGCGGCCGACCTTCCGGCGCTGCACGGTCACAACTTGGGCGCGCCGGCCGCCTTCGACGATCCGGGCATAGAATAGCTTGCGGTTGAGTCGGACACCGATGAAACCGACGATCAGGCGCAACGTCTTCGGGTAGAATTTCCAGCCGAGACCGGCGATCAGCCGCCCGGTCTTCCCGCGCGGCGCGCGCGCGACCATCGCCCCTTCCAGTACCGGCGCGGCCTGCGTCAGCGTCGAGGCGATCTCGGCGCGCACAGCGTTCGGAGCGCGTTGGAGCAACCGCCGAACCGAGATCGCGCCGCGAACTTTCGACATCAGGCGGGTACCCCCGTTTCGGCGTGGATCAGCAGGGCCTCGCCGCGATTGTCGGGATCGGCGCAGGTGCGGATATCGAGCGCCTGGTCGACGCCGCCGCGCTTCTTCCAGATCAGGCGGTGCTGCGGGGTCACGTCCGAGCGGAACCGGAGCGTCACGCGGAAAAACTCGGTCTGCCGCTGGATGCCTTGCGCGAATGCCTCGCCGCCGCCCTTGATCGGCAGCACCTCGGCGAAGACCGGCGCGACGTCGACCCACTTCGAAACGAAGCCGGTGCCGGACTTGGTGCGATCGTTCCGCTGGATCACGACGCGCTCGCGCAGCCGCGTGGCGAGGGAGGCGCGCGCCATCAGCCGACGCTCACGACGATGTAATATTCGACCAGGAAGCGCACGCCGGCGATGTCCTCGAGCGGCGTGTCGCGGTTGTCGTAGAGCGCGGTCAGCACCAGCTTGACCGCATGAACAACATTCACTGGGACCGCGTCGGCGCTCGGCCAGCCGGTCGCGCCGATCAGGGCGTCCCGGCCGAGGTGGTTGGCGAGGCCCTGCTCGGCCGCCGCGATCAGCGCGTCGAGAGTGGTATCGGAAACCTCGTCGCCGATGCGCAGGTGCTCGCGCGCGACGGGGAGCGGGATCAGATCTGACATATCGCTCCCCGCCGGCGTAGAATCAGGCGTTCGGCTTGTCGGCCGGCTTCACCGCTTCGGCGAAACCCTGCTTGACCAGCGCGGCCTCGGTTTCCTTGTCGAAGCCGGCGATCTCGCCCTTGGTGTAGAGGGTGCCCTGCTGGCAGGGCTTCAGGAACTTAACGGCCATGTTCGGCTCTCCGGATGCGCAAAGGGCGCCACGCGGGCGCCCTTTGCGGTGGTGGTGGTGGTGACGGTGACGGCTAGGCCGTCAGGCGGTTCACGGCTTCCAGACGACCCCGGTGAGCACCGCGAAGGCGGCATCGTAGCGGAGCTCGGTGTCGTGCTCCTCGATCAGCCGGATCACCGTCTCGTCGTTCGAGAAGGCCGAGCGGATCGTGCCGTTGTCGTCGTAGGCCGCGCTGTCCGATGCAGCGAGCGTCACCTGATAGGTATCGCCGATCAGGAACTGCTCGAAGTCGCCGAAGTAGATCTCCGACTCATTGCTGCCGGCACCGAGATTGTCCGGCACCGAGGTGGTGACGTAGATCGGGTAGATGCCGAAACGGCCCTGCGCGACTTCCGGGAACGCCTTGTTGCCGTTCGCGTCGGTGATGTTCTCGAGGAACGACTGCGAGGTCGGCGACATGATGTACGCGCACTTCGACAGCGGCACGTTGGCGTTGACCACCTTGAGCTTCAGCCGCGCCATGTCCGAACGGACGGTGACGAGCGTCGGGTTGGCGGTCATGGTCAACACGTTGCCGGCCACGATCAGGCTGCGCAGGCCGGCCGGTGCGAGATCGCTGCCGGTACCGCGCAGGAACTGCTGGTCCTCCTTGATCGCAGCCGAGGTGACCAGGTCGTCGCGCACCATAGCGTCAACGCCGAACGCTGCGCGGCGCAGCAGCTGGTTGGTGATCGGCACCAAAGCACGCAGCGTCTTCGCGGACATGCTGAGCGAACCGACGGCGATGTCGGTCGTCGGCGCCGGCGTCCGCTCGCCGACATAGCCGGCGCTGGTCGTGCCGGTCTGCTTGCGCATGGTGATGTTGCCGTCCGGCATCGGCACCGATCGCGCGCCGGCGTTGCGGATCACGACCTTGGGCCGAAGCAAGCCGATGAAGTCCGCACTGTAGGCGGTGTCGACGAGGTAGCCGCCCTTGGTCGCGGTCGACTGCTCCATGTTGGCGACGATCTGGCCGGTCTGTTCGCCCCAGATCTGCTGGGCGTGGTCGGCCATCGCGCGCTGATCACGGCCTCCGGTCGCGGCAAGCGCGATCGCGATACGACCGACCATCGCGCCGGGTTCGGGCTTCTCGGCGACGGCCGCCGGCACGGTGCCGGGCTGCGTGGCGCCGGGCAGGACGACCGGAGTGGCGGCGCTGGCCTTCAGCGCGAGGACGCTTTCTTCGCGGGCGATCTTCGCCTGCAGATCCTTCGCCTCGATCGCCTTGGCGTCGAAGCTGGTCTGCTCCTCGGCGGTGAGGTCGCGATCGTTGTCGGTCGAGGCAGTCGCCAGGATGCCGTCCATCGATGCTACGACGGCCGCCAGGCTGGTCTTGAGCGCGGTGATGCGCATGGACACATTCTCCTTGGTGGGTTTCAGAGGGCCGCGCGTGCGTGCGCGAGCGTCAGGGTGTTCGCCGCGGCCGTCCGCCGGGGCGTTGCCGGGCCGGCCTTGGCAAGCCGGCTGATCGCCCCATCGAGACCATCCGGCTCGATGCGGTCGACCATGCCAGCCGCCTTGGCCGCCTTGCCGGTCAGGGTGCCGCCGGCTCCGAAGTCGCGTCGCACGACGGCCTCGGTCACGCCGCGACCCTTGGCCACGTTCGCGATGAAGACATCCTCGATCGCGTCGAGCATCTGGCGGATCTGCGCCTGCCCCTCCTCGGTCGAGAGGTCGGGGCGCTTGTTGGGCGCGTTGGAACTGGTGAGGTCCAGGTCGCGCCGGCCGTCGGCGTCGGGCTCGACCTGATACGACGTCGAGATCATCACGCCAATCGAGCCGACGACACCGGTCGGGTCGAGGCTCATGCCGCCGGCGGCCGAACTGCCGATCCAGTAAGCGGCCGAGCAGCACAGTCCGGTGACATGGACCGAAACCGGCTTTGGCGAGGTCGCGACCATGCGGGCAAAATCATTGACCTGGGCGACCGCGCCGCCCGGGCTGTCGATCACCATCAGGATGTTCTGCACGTCGGGCGAGGCGTTCAGCGCGCGGAGGTCGGCCGCTGCGACGTCGAGCGAGCTCGCTCCCGAAAACTCGGTCATGATGTTCGCGCGCGGGAACACCGGCCCCATCACTGGCAGCATCCCGACGCCGTCGCGCAGCATCGAGGTGCGAGTGGCCGGCGCGCGTGCGCCCATCTGCGCCACCGCCGAGATCTGGCGATCGGCGTGACCGTCGTTCTTCAGCGCCAGTACCGCGGGATCGTCGAGCACCCGCAGAGCGATCGCCTCGATCGCCTCGAGATAGCCGGGCATGATCGCCCAAGGCTGCGAGCGGATCGCAGCGAGCACGTGGTGCCTCATTGGTCTTCCTCTTTGCTGGGCGCTGGCGCGGGCGGCCGGTGATCGACCGGCTTCGCGGGTTGCTGGCCCTCGATCTGTGACCCGGACCCAACGCGGTATTCGTTGCCGCCCGGGCGATCGTTGATGTTCTCGCGCCGGCGGACCTCGTTGGGGTTCAGGATGCCCTTGTCGATCGCGATCTGGTACGCGGCATAACGGGTGGTGATGTCACCCTTCAGCATCGCCTCCGGCATCGCTTCGAAGAAGCAGCCCGGCTCGGCGAACTGGTGCGTCATGTACGAGGCCGCGCGCTCGAAATGGCCGAGCATGGTGTAGAGGTAGAGCTCGAGGCTCTGCTGCTCGATGTTCGAGAAGGTTGCCCGGGTCAGTTCGAACAGGACGTGCGGGGGAACACCGAACGCACGCGCCACTTCAACCACGCTGAAGCCGCGCGTCTCAACGAACTGCGACTCCTTGTTGTTGACGCTGAGAAACTCGACCTTCATCTCCTGGTCGAGCACGGCGGTCGCGCCGGCATTGCGCGGACCCGAGAACCGCTGCTGCCAGTCGTTGCGGATCTTCAGCTTCTCGTCGGCCGCGACCTTGCCCTTGGTGGTCAGTACGGTCGACGGCTGGGCGTTGTTATCCCAGAAGCGCGCTGCGAACTCGTTGGTGGACGCGGCCGCCTCGAACGTGTTGCCGAGCAGCTTCAGCCGGTCGAGTCCGCATAGCCCGTCACGGCTGAAGCCCGGCACGTAGAAGATATCGTTGCGCGACAGCCGCTCGCGCGAGCCGTCCGGCAGCTGCGCGTCATAAAACATCTCGAGGCCATCGACCTTGTCCCAATGATGCACTGGCGCGATCGCCGTCGGAAGCAGCCGCGATAGCGCCGAAGGGCGGTAGAGCGCGTCGCGGTGGATATACGAGCCAAACCGGCCGCACATCAGCAGGTCGCCGAGCATCAGCTCCTTGAGCAGAAAGGCCGGCTGGACCGCGTTCGCGCTGGTCAGGAAGATCTGCGCCTGAGGCGCGTCGTCGATCCGCTCCTTGCCGTCGCCGACCCGGCGGTAATAATGAAACGGCGTCATCGCGAACAGACCGCACAGCACCTCGAGCGCACGAAACACCGCCGGCACGCTGAGCGCGCGCGCCTCACACATCGGTTCGCGTCCGCCTGCTCGGCCGAGCAGATTGAACACGGTCATGCCGCCCGGGTCGTTCAGCCCATCGGCGCCGGCGACGATCGCGTCGGACGACGCGGCCGAGCTGCGCCAGCCGTCGATCGCCGCGCGAGCACGGTCCAACATTCCCATGCTCACATCCCTGTATATTCGAAGCCGTCGTCGTGGGTCGCCAGCGCCGCGCCGATCGCGGCGATCAGCGCGACCGGGTTGTCGATCTTGGCTTCGTTGCGCGGCTTGCGCGGGTAGACGTTATCCTTGGCGTCCTGCTGAGCGACGACGTTGCTCATTTCCCATTCCATCACCGGGCAACCGGCGTGGCGGATCAGTTCGGCCTTGGTCCAGGCGTCGAGCTCTTTCATCGGGTCCGAGAAATTGACGACGGTCGGCCGAACCTCGAGCATTTGTGCGCCCGACTTCATCAGGCGCGTGACCAGCATGGTAGCTTGGGCGGGATCATAGGCGACGTGAGCGACGTCGAGGATCTCGCGGAGCTCGCCGATCGTGATCTCGATCTCCTCGTAGTCGGTGATGTTGCCTTCGCTCACGTCGAGCAGGCCCTGCGCGTCCCAGCCCTGGTATGCGCTCACATCCTCAACCGCCTTGGTCGGCAGGAAATACCGGCCGAGCCGGATGTACGGGTCAGCCTTGGTCGGGCGGTCACCTTCCGGCAGGATCAGCACCTCGAGCGCGGCGATATCGACCTTGGAGGCAAGATCGAGGCTTAGGACCGCACGTCGACCGCGAAACTGCTCGATCGCGTCGGCGAAGCGCACCGGAATCGAGTCGCTCGCGCACCGCCGCCACGCCTCGATGTCGAAATAAGCCGCTTTCGCTGCGACCCATAGGTTGAGGTGCTTGGTCTTGAAGATCCCACGCTTGCGCGGGGTGGCGATCGCGTCGCGTTGCCGCGCCAGCAGATATTCGAGCCCGACCGAGACACCGATGCAAGGGTTCGCCTTGCGGAGCGCCGCTTCCGACTTCCAGTCATCCTCCTCGTCGATCGAGTACTCGGCGAAAAATGTGTCGTCTTCGAGCGGTGGGCCGCCATTGTGACCGATGCCGGCGAGCCGTTCGCGCTGCTCGAGGATCATCGCGTAACACGGGCCGGCGAGGTTCTCGCCGGCGGTGGTGATGAGCAGCTGCAACGGCTGGTCGCGCGCGCCCATGCCGGTGATCATCGTGTCGACCTGGGCGTCGTCGACGTGTTCGTGATACTCGTCGTGGATCGAGCAGCTGGGCGACTGGCCGTCGCCCGGGTCGCCGATGATCGTCTCCATCCGGGAGCCGTCGTCAGGGCGGTGCAGCTGCTTCGCCAGCACCTCGATGTTGTATTTTTCCTTCAGCCGCTTGAGCTTCTGGACCATCAGCCTGGCCGGCCGGAAAACCTCCCACGCCTGTTTCTCGTTGGTCGCGCCGGAATAGACCTCGGCGCCAAACTCGTTGTCGGCGCAGAGCATGTAGAGCGCGATGCCCGACGCGATCGCCGACTTGCCGTTCTTGCGCGGCACGACCAGCATCCACCGGCGAAACCGGCGCGTATCCTTCTGCGGCCCGGCCTTGTGGACCCAGCCGAACACGCACGCGATGTTCCAGATCTGCCACGGCTCGAGCACCAGGCGCTTTTTCTGGCGCGCCCAAGGGCCTTTGGTGTGCGGCAGGCGCTCGATGAACTGGCATGGCCGGCTGGCGCGGACGTCGTCGAAGCGGAACGGGAAGTCATCGTCGGCGCTGCGCACCAACTCCGTGATGAATCGCTCGCACTGGCGACGGATATGCTTGCCGGCCGGGATCTTCCCCGAGACGACGTCGCCGGCGTATTGCCGCGCGATCGCCGCGTGGTCACGCGCCGGCGCGCCCGGCGCGCTCGCCACGGCGATTAGACGATGAGCGGCTCAACGCCGCGATAGCTGCCGCGCTCGGTTGCGATCATGGCGGCCACCTCAGAAATCAAATTCGTCGCCGCTGCCCGGATCATCCTTCTTGCCGCCGGTGAGGCGGAGGAAGGCGGACGGGGTCAGCCCCAACTCGCCGAGGAGCGACTGCGATTGGCGCATCGCGTCCGACAGCATCGCCACTTCTGGCCGCGCGCGGATCATCGTCGTGACGACCTGTTGCCCATCGACTTTGCGAACTGTCGTGCTCTCGCAGGTGTCGCCGACCATTTCGAGCACCGCCTGCCAGCGCTGGATCTGCTCCTGCCGCTGGGCGAGGATCGCAACCAGTTGGCTGAACGACGGATCGGCCCGGCCTTGGTGCTCGAGGATCGCAGCGGTTTCGCGGAACAGCAGCTGCGCGAGATCCGACAGGTGCAGCGGCGGGGTCATGCAACTCGCCGGCGTCACTGGCAGCTTCGCACGTTCCGCTGCGGTCATCGCGAGCGCTGGATCCTTGCGCTTTCGACCGGCGCCGGGCCGCGATCCGCCGCTCGCCATCGGCCCTTCTCCCGGGGATCATTTTGGTTTTGATTTCGCCTGCGCGAAAATTTGACTGACGAGCGGTGTCCGGCCGGCCGGCCGCCAGAGATTTGACCCACCCCCCATCCCACATGGTGAAATTGGCGAAAAACGGCCATCTTTCTCACAATATGGGACGTTTTCAGCGATCCTGGCGGTCGCGCCGGGCGGCGGTGCGTTCCGCCGCGCTCTTCGCGTCATGGCAGGGGATGCAAAGCCCTTGCTTGTTGGAGCGGTCGTCCGTGCCGCCTTCGCTGAGCGGTTTGATGTGGTCGACGCGCGTGCTGGCGGTGGTGCGGCCGAGCTCGAGGCAGGCGCGACACAGCGGCTCCTCGGCGAGCACCTGCGCTCGATCACGCTGGCCGGCGCGTCCACGCTTACGCTTGTCGACGAAGGTCGACGCACGCTGCCAAGGGACACGGTCTTTCTGGCCTGGGCGACGAAGGGTAGGGGCCTGCGTGGGCATCAGCGTTGTTTCACCAACCGCAACGGTGCCCGTCAGCGCTGATCTCCAGCGGAGGATTGACCGGCCCGCGTGCGTTGCCCCGAACGACCGCGCGCACATCACCGGCCGCGTTCTCGGTATCGTCGTGCAGTGTCTGCCGAGCTGCAAGGCTTCGGGTCGGGGTGTCCCAGCGCTCGGCCAAGGCATACAGACGATCGGCGACGTCGCGCAGGCGTTCGCCTGGCGAGCGGGGTGTTGGTGCGGCCATCGCCACCTCCGAGACTGGATATGCTTACGACTTCCTCCGCGACACATCGCGTGGAAGTTAGAGCGGGCGCGCAAGGGTCGATGCCCCAGTTCGTCTTTCCCGGAAGCCGCTTAGGCGGCGGTGCTCTGAAGAGCTGCGTTGTCGTTTAGCGGGGCAGGGCATACTCGCCAACCCTCAATTTTCCATGAACGTGTGCCGAAGCGCACATGCGCATAGGGGCCGTCCGCTCGTTCGAACACGCCGCGGATGCCGACCAACGCCGGCATATCCGCCACCTCGACTTCCACGCCATCCCGAAGCGCGATCGGTGCGCGCCGCAACGCTGCCCGCCGATCGCGCTCGAGCTCCTGCTCGGCTCGCCGGCGCGCGCTGGCGGACTTGATCGCCGCAATGCGGATCTTTTCAGCCGCAGCGTGGCTTTCCGCCGCATGCATGGCGTTGATCGTAGCGGCTGCTTCGGCTTCCTCTTTTCGCAGCCCGGCGATCTCGCCTTCATGGATTTGCGGCACGCGGCCGTCGACGTTGAAGACGGAAAACGTCGGGTGCGCGGTGCGGTCCGAATTGGCGATCGTGGCCAATTCCGAGAGGAATTGCTCCTGAGCGAACACAAAGGTCGGTAAAATCGGGATCTGGCTCTCGATCGTCCGCTTTCCCGATGGCGTGTTTGCCCGAACGTAGCGGCGCAGCGTGCGCTCGGGCGTCCAGGCCTCGTAACCCGCCTCGTTGAGCGACCTTGACAGCGGCAGCGTATTGCCGGTGCTGGTCCGAAGGATGATCCAAGGCATCATGCCGAGGCCATATCCAGCGTAACGGATCGCCAAGGCGCATCGCCGGCGTCGCGACGCTGAAACCGCACGTAGGTTTTCGATCCGATAACCCGCATGCTTTCGCGGATCGCGTCCATAGCCCGTTGCCAGCGCAGATCCTCGATCTGCACGCGCAGCAGCATGAAGACCTCAGCCCGATTGATCGTGCCCTGCTGGTCGACCTGAAAGACGCGATTGACCAGGGCGCGCAACTCTACGCCGCCGGTGGCGGCCCATTCGCTCAGGCACTCGTCGATAAGCGTTTTCGCAGCCTGGATCTCGGGTCCAAACTCGATCTGGTCGGCGACCTGGACGAGAACGCGCTTGGTACCATCGAACGTCGTGAGGGTGATGTTGCCCTTGCTTCCGCCAATCTTCGCGCCGAATTCCTGTGCGATCAGCGCCTGGTGGGCGCTGACTTGCTCGAAAACCTCCCGCTTGAAGGCGGTGAGCATCTCCGAGAGACCGCCGGCGTCGCCCAGGAGCCCGCGCACCAACTCATCCATGAGCAGATCCGCCGGCTTGATCGCGGCGATCGGCACGAGCGCGCCCTTGGCGTCGCGGAGATACGGCAGGCCGCCAACGTCGATCGCAGCGGGGTGCTGGGCGCCGCTCATCAGTTGATCCCGGCCGCCAGCGCGCCAGCGCTCATGATCGAGCGAGCGTTGGTGAGTAGGATGCGGGCGGCGTTACCACGACTGACTTCGGTCAGCATCTCGGCGTACTGCGCTTTGGTAAGGACAACCTTCTCGCCGTCGATGGCGTCAAGGGCAGCTTTCGCGCGTGCGACGTCAATCATGAAACCCCCGAGCCTAATCTACGTCGGGGATATGGGCGAACGGAGGAATTGTCGGCAGGTGGCCAAATGTAGAGGGGCCGCCTTGGAGCGTCCCGAGAGGCGCGGCGTGTGTATAGCCGAGCAGGCCGAGCGCCTGCTGGATCGCATGCCGGCAGCGAACGACGTCGCGGATGGCGATCCCCCGACGTGAGGCGGGCGGCCGCTCTAGGTATCCTTCACGGACAAGCTGCTGAACGAACTGCGCCGCGCGCGATCGACACACCTCCGGCCGCATCGCGAGGCCAATCTCGGTGTAAGATGGCGCGGTACCGGATCGTGAGATCCGCTCGACGATGTAGGCCAGCGCTTCCACCCTACGGAGCGGAGCTGGAGCGTCCCCCTTCATGCCCGAGATATAACACTGCTTTCGACTCGCCGCTACGTTTGCACGTTTAGCCGCGTAATCGCTAGATTTGCCCGGCCTCCACCATTTTGCCGAGCAGAGCGTTCACGCGGGTCTGCCATCCAGGGCCGCTATCGCGCAAATGCTCCACCGTCTTCGCATCGAGACGGATCTTCACCTCAACCTTCGGGGCATCCAACTTCGGGCGCCCACGCCGCGACGGCTTCATTCCGGCCATAAATGCCGCGTCCAGCGGTGGGTTGTCATCGTGAATCTCGGGATCAAACGTGGCCAT